ACCCACGGGGTTGCCCTAACCCGTACCCTTTGCACTCATCAGCTGATTATGTTTACAGCTCGCCTCGGCGCTTTGCCTCGCTCACTTCGTCTCGCATGATTGAGGACGCGCCGATCTACCCTCGTTACCGAGTGTCACCAACTGCCGTGCGAATGGCTTAGGTCGTGCTACTAGCCGATTGTTTAGAGCTGGAAGTTGCTCAAGGTGTAGAGAATGTACTCCATGTCAGAGGGCTTCCAGACGCTATTGAAGTGTGACCCTGCATCGAATGCCATGAGCCAGCGCTTCTGCAATGGTGAGAGCTTTCCGCGTTCCGCTTTGAGCTCTACTGCAAGCAGCTTGCCCGACACTGGATGCAGCAAGATTAGATCTGGGAAGCCTGCGTCGCCTTGGACATTGGTGAGCCAGCGTCCTCGAGAGTTCTGTGCCGGCAGATCATGATGAACCAGCCAGCCATACCTTCGCGCTACCGAGATCACCACTTCTTTCAGTTCGGCTTCGCTCATTGCTTTATCAAACTTCATGAGCAACTCAAACACGGTGCATCCACCCAGCCTGATCCCTCGATGTGACGCTGCTTTGTGTCGTGACACGCAATGCACTTGAACTCTTGCTTTTTTGTTTCACCAATGTGACCCTCTGCAAGTAGTTCACACTTGGCAGACAAGCTCTTCAATTGCAGAATCATTGCGAAGATCTGCTCTTTGATCTCCTGAATGTTTGTCGTGGTCATCAGAGCAACTCCGACCAGATCTTGTCCGCAAGATGATTGATTGCCCAGCGGATCTTCTGCTTCGCTTTGTCTTGCTCGTCGCGCAGCTCCACATAGACAGCCTGTAAGCGTTCAATCGCATTCACTAATTCTTCTAATGTCACTTCAATACCTCAATAATTCTGCTCGCTTCATGCGACTTCAATAGTTCAAGCACAGCTTCATCGCTGTTCAGTTCACGCTGGATCAATTCCAAGAGTCGAAGATCATCCATGCCGGCATCCTTGGCAAGCTTCTTGATGTAGCCGAGTTGCTTTGGTGTCGCGAAAGCACCAGAGGGTATGTGCTCGCGTGTGGATGGTTGCCCGGCTGGGCGATCAGTGGTGGGCGCTAGGTTGCCCCCCAGCCGAGCGACCTTTTCCATCTCTTGACGAGAAGGTCGTGGACCGTTGCCTTGTCCTTGGATCGGGCTGTTGGAAATTGCGCGTCCGATTGCGCTCGTCTCCCCGTTTTCGCACCAGCTGGTCATATTGACCCCACGGTCAGATCGTTGCTCATGTGCGTAGCCGACTGACATCGGCTTTGCGTCGTCGGCATGTCGGTACAGCTCTGCGCGGAAGATGCAAGAGTCTCCGTCATAGTTCATCATGCAGGTCTCAATACGACCGTCCGGGAATGTTGCCCAGAAGCGCACAAGACGCTGCTCAACTGTTTCGTAGTTGCTTAGATCAAAGCCCATCAGCAGGCTACCCAGACGATCGCATCATTGCCTGAGACGGTCTTGCGTGTGCGTCCTGAGTCCATCACTAGAGCGTCGCGCACAAGTGATACACGCGAAGGTCGCACAGTGTTGCCGGACATGTCGAGCGTGCGTTCAATTTCTTCGTCAGTGAGTCCACCGAAGAGCTTGATCGCGTTGTAGATCTTTTGACGCTTTGATCCTGACTTTGGGTAAGCCTTGATCGCTGCACGCTGTGATGTTGGATGCGCTTTCTTTGCTGTGATAATCACATTGCGATTGACTGTAGGCACATATTTTGTGCCACCGAGACCCGTCGTAATTTGGAATAGTTCTGGCTGATTGTCGGACATGTCGGATGCCTTTTCTATGAATGCGCCTCTAGCGCTTTGATTGCTAAGTCGAGTGTAGTCACATCGTGAAGTGGCATCGGTTCATTCAACGAAAGCTGGTTCTTCATTGCGCGCAATCGGCGAATGATTGATGCGTGAGGGTTCTTGCTGATCGCCATGATGTCGTCCATAAGATTCAAGATCGCCATTGTGTGTGATGCTGACGCGCTTGATTCAAGCACCATCTTCCGAGTTTCTTCGGTGAGTTCACCTTGATTGAATGCCACGCCTTCGCTCACTTTACGCTCCATGGTCCCCAGCCGAAGCCGTAACGCTCCACGCCGTAATTGTAAATTGCTAATCCAGCGAGCAAGTTAGTCTGAGCCTGTAGCAGATCTGATGCTTCATTGATGATGCCTTGACGCTGTAACCATTTCGTCCATGAGCGACCATTGATTTGCAGCAGACCCCAGTCTTGTGACTTGTCTTTGTTTAGCGTGGTGTTGTGTGCGGATGGTGTGCAATTTGACTCGCGTTTCATCACAGACTCCAGCACGGTTCGCTGATCTGGATCCCAGCCGAGGTTGATTGCAAGAGCTGAAAACTGCTCGCACGCGCTCGAATATGGATCGATGTAGATCGTGGAGCTGGTCGTCGTCGTCGGCTCAATCAGGTATGGCTCAACGCTCATCGGCGCTAGGGCAATGGTTCCAGAAGGCTTGCTAGACGCGTCAGGAGCCCCTGTGAGAGCCGTAAAACCGAAAACGGTACAAAGCACTAGCCCAATCAATTTTTCTGCAAAGTAGTTCATTTCTTCTCCAGTGGTATAGGCACGCCCCATGATGAAGCATGCGATCTGAATGCAATTTGTCCTAATAGGTATTTGCCGGTGTCAGGTTCCGTGAAGATTTGTACGAGGATCTCTTGTCCGTTATCCATCACTCCTGTGTAAACGGAGTAATTGAAGATCTGCGGTTCGCTCATAATCACTTGCCTTTCGTCGGTACTCCGACCCTAGGGCATCGGTCAAGCTTTAGGTGGGATTTCCCCGAAGACCTTTAGAAACGCGGCTTTTACCCAGATCACGGAGTCTGCAGCTTGAGGTGTTATCTCGATGTGGAACCAGTCTCCGCCGGGAGCTCCGTGGATCGTTGGCTTGTCATACTTCTGCCATGCGTAGCGGTCACAGCGCCATGCGCGTCCGTGTTCTTTTGGCATGTAATCCAAAATGCACTGAAGACCGAGATCGTTCGCGTTGGCAACAAGCTTGTCAATGAAGACGAGCGCTTCTTTGCGTCCTGCTTTTGGGTTCTTTTCGCTTTTGCGATACGAAAGATCTACAGCTCTGCCAGTCGCATGCACAGACAATGATCCGGGTTTTCCGCGCATGTCACGCTGACCCCATGAGCCATTGTTCCAAAGCGCGCCATTTGATGCAGCGATGGCTTGCTTGATCCATTCGTTCATGCCGGCTCGAGGAGCTGGTGATGCTCCGTCGGCGTTGCCGATGTAGTCCCTAGCATTAGGAACTCCCGGCTTAGCTTTGGCTATCGCCACGACCGAAGGCTTCGTCTTTAGGGTTTATCCAGCGCAGAAGTGGTGGGATGATGGCTGCGATTGCACCTTTGCCAAAGTCGCGGGGATCGGTTGTGCCGGTGGAATAGACCGCGATGAGAGCTCCTACTACCGATCGCGCATAGCTGGCGAGCATGGCTTTGTCTTTAGCTTTCATCGTCTTTGTCCTTTGCTTTGTTTTTGAGTCCGTTGGATGCAAGTAATCCTATTAGACCGCCACTCAAGGTCATAAGCATTGGGTTCAATACGGAGAAGGCTTCTGCGTCGTTTGGTGCTTGCTCAAGTGGCTGTGTAACGAAGAGCAGACCGTAAAGCAGCGTGAAGATTGAGCCGACGAAAGCGAGTGTCAGACCGCATCCGACGATCAGGATTAGTCGAGCTTTGATTTCTTCGTTTGTGTATTTAGGCACAGCGACCCGTCCCAACTTGTAGATCTGATGAGATTGTCACAGGCTGATTCCCTGCGCGCACGCAATTTTTCCGTTCACGATCAGAGCAACCAGAACATCCCCACATGACGATTGCAATAAGAAGCCCGTAGCCGAGCAGATAACGCCAACGCATTACTCGGTGGCAGGGTTGGGTGCGTTTTGTTCTGCTTCTATTCGAGCAGCTTCTTCTGGTGTTGCTTCGCGTACTTCGTCATCAATTTGTACATAGTAAGTCATTGCTGATTCCTAACTGTTTGCGTATCCGTATACGCGGATTGTTCCGCTGGTCCATGTTCCTGCTGATGCTGTCAATGTGAATGCTGTGTAGCTGGTCGCATCATTGAGAAACCCTGCATAAGAGTTCATGAATGTTGTCGTTGTCGTAGAAGTTGCTTGTGAACGGAAAACCGTTCGCTTTGCAAGGAATGGACTTTCAAGTTCAATGCGTGACGATAATGCGTTGGTGGTTCCATAACCAGCATCAAAATATGTCGCCACATTGGTGGCTGTGCCGTTCACGGTTGAGGAACTGAATTGGACATATGTTCCTGCGTATACATAACCTGTTGCGGTTGAACCCAATGTGAGATAGAGGTTGTTTGATGTTGATGCAACTCCACCCGTGACCGTAATCAGATAGTTGTCATATGTTGCGCTGAAAGCGCCAGTCACCGTGACTGACGATACGCCTGTCCCAATGGTCTGTGCTTTGATGAATTGCAAGCCACCAGCTGCAGAGAAGTTGGCATTCAACGACGCTGCGGTCAAGATTTCTCCGGCGGTGTATGTGGTGAGTGGCATAGTGCTTCCTAACTTAGTGCGTAGATGGTGTCAAGTGTGGAACTGTCAAGAATAAAGAGCTGATAGACGGTCGTCGGGCTCGTGTAGATCGTGACTTGATGTGGCTGGCTAAATGAGATCCGATGCTCAATTCCTTCAATGAAAGACTCTTGTGCGATGACACTGGTGGTCGTTGATGAGGTCGTGATGGTTTTTTCTACGCTAATCGTGTCGCCGATCTCGAGGATCGCCACATTGTCGCGCTCAGAAGTAGAGAGCATCTGAAAGCCTGTGTTCACGCTGGTGAGTGTTGCGGTCGGTTCACCTTGAATTAGATAGTTCGCCAATGCGAGCGCTGCAGTGTCGTTGTGGACAAGACTTTCGGTGTAGGCAATTGCTTGAATGAAGTACTTTGCTTGGCTTGCTAGATCATCAACGGTCTCTGGTCCTGTCGCGCCGAGATGGGTAACGCTTGCACGGTTGATTACCTTGTCCGCATTGAAATTGATGGATACAGAATCGTATGGATAATGGCTTGGATCGTTGTCACCGAAGTCCACAGAAGCTCCAGCAAGTGTCGCTCCGACGCGCTTCTGGAACACAAAGCGCCCCGACCTGTCCACGAACGCTCTTCCCTGTTCCGCTGCCATGATGTCATTGAGATATCCCTGAGCATTAGATCCAGACGGCACGGTATATGCAGCTGCACCGCCAAGTGTGACCGTTGAAGTCTCTATTGATTGCTGACCTACACCTTGAAAAGCATCTACTTCTGGGAGCGCAAGAAGCTCTACTACTCGAGCCGATGCGACTTGCTCCGTGACATTCCACTCGTCTAAGAACGCCTGCGAAAGAAGATACTGGTCGTCAATTGCTTGAACTGCTACAAGGTCGTTGCCATCTAGATTGAACTGGTAATCGTATGTGACGATGAAGCCTTGAAAGAGTGACTCGGCAACATTCAGCGAGTTATATCGGTAAAAGCGCACGCGACGCATCGGTGCAATGCCCGGCTCATTATTCGCAGGATCATAGGTTGGGCTGTCCGTGTTGAACGGATTGAACGCCCCGTCCGCCAGTTGGTCGTTGAGTGTGAAGCTCATGATGCCGGGGACGAATTGGTCTCCAATGTCGCGTCGTCCTCGAGTGATAAACACATCAAGAACACCGTCGGTCACATCAGCGAAGTCTGTTGTCGGTCCTAATTTGTAAGTCGTGTTGTCAAGAATGCCCTTCGTGCTTGAGTCCAATGTGAAGCTTGAAGAGTCCCAGCCAGTGTCAATCTCTAAGAGATACTCGCCAGATTGAATGACGGATGCTGACATTAGTAGCGACCGCTAATTGGACGGACTGAGATGTCCGCTGGACCGGATGCACGGTTGAAGCTCTTGACCGCATCGATTACGACCTTGCCTGTCTGAGCGTTGGTCAAGACTCCGCCGTTGATGTTCACTGTGTAGTTGTTGCCACCGCGCTCCGCCATGATGCCTGATGTGTCGCCAGTGAATGTTGGCGATGTGGTCGGCGCGAGACTGATTGAGCTGACACTGCCAGCGAACTTTGCTCCGATGCCCTTCACATCTGCAAGCTTGAGGTTCGGATTTTTGAGAAGCATCTCTGCAGCTTTGATTGCTGACTGTACGCCGGCAAGGTACTGCTCGCCTTGCGTGACTCCAGCTTGGTAGAACTTGTCTGCAGCCAAAGTGCCCAAAGCATCCGCGACATAGTTGAGGTCTGTCACTAGCTGGTTGATCCCATTGGGTCCTGTAATCGCTTCTGAGCCCCCAGCAATCAGTTCGTCGGCGATTGCACTGCCAGCCTCTTGACCAGCCTCTAGGACCTTCCTGAGAGCGTCCTGTGACAACTCCATTGTGAGCAGTTTTTCGATCTTTGATCCGAAGGCTTTTGCTCCGTCGGCTTGCTGGGTGAGCTGGGCGAGGATCGTCGTTCCGGCTTCTTTGGCAGCGTCGGCTGCACCAGAAATTGAGAACTCACCAGTGACCGATTCGGCGACCGTGCCCTTGAAATCGTCATAAGCCTTCTTCGCTTCTTCGAGCTTGCCTTTGGCTGTGTCGAGAGCTGTCGTGAACTGATCGTTTAGCTCTTCGCGCGCTTTCTTGATCTTCTCTGCCATCTTGTCCACCGCGCCACCAGTACCTTCAAGTTCTGGAATGAGTATTGCTGCAGCGGATGCAGCGCTTCGAGTTGATTGCCCCATTCGGTCAAGCGCGTCAGATACATCTTTTGGTGGTTTTGTATTTGCTTCAAGTTCAGTTCGCAGACCAGCCATTTGTCGTTTGTAAAGAGCAAACGCTGCAATACCTGCAAGCACGGTGACAATGCCGATGCCGGTGGCAATTTGGACAGCTGTAAAAGATGCTGCTAGCGCATAGTTTACGCCGATTGTTATTGCCGAGACTGCTTTCCATGCAGCCATTGCAATGTTGGTAGCAACTATTGCAGTCGCTATCAATCCGATTGTCGTTGCAATTCCTAAAATCACGCCCGTGTTGTTTTGTGCCCAGATTGCAAAGTTTGTAAACGCTTCAACCATTAGCTCAACGACTGGAAGAAGAGCGGTTCCGATTGCTTCTTTGGCTTCTTCAAGTTGGATCGTGAGGTTCTTGAACTTGCCCTGAGCAGTGTTTGCAGCTGTTGATGCAGCGCCACCGAAAGTCGATGCGAGTGATTGCATGACTTCATCAACTGACGCGCCATCTTTGATGAGCTTGAAAAGCTCTGGCGATAGTTGCTTGATGGCTTTCATGTTTCCGCCGTAAGCCTTAGACACGGCATCAGCGACTTCTTGAACTCCCTTACCTGTGGCAGCCGAGACATCAAGGACGGTCTTGAGCGCGTCCTGTGCGGTTGCTAGATCGCCAGTACCGATGACCAAAGCCGAAAGCGCCGGACGAAGTTCATCGTCGGCGACAGCTGCGCTTCTGGACAGTGTGCTGATGAAGTCTTCGTTGGCTTGGATCTGTTTGTCGGTTGCTCCTGTAGTTGCTTGGAGCTGGCGCGCAAGTTGTGCCTGTGCAGCCTGATCTTCTGCAGCAGCCTTTGAGCTCATTACGAGCCCAGCTGTCAATCCTGCGATTGCTGCAGTTGCTGGAAGGAATGACTTCTTGAGAGCGAACGATGCCTTCTCAGCATTGGTCTCCAGTGCCTTGAATTGCTCGAATGTTTTCTTGAGTCCGTCGCCTTGGAAGTCTGTGATGATGGGGATGCGAATAGCCATTAGATGTTGCTCCTAGATAGCGCGACCGTCAGCTGTCGCTCGACTTCTTCAGTGATGTTCTTGATTGCTGCTTCAATGTTGTCTGTGTTGGCTTCTACTGCAGGCCACATTGAGCGCGACGCTTTGCCGAATGTCTTGTCCATGTTCTCAATAAGCGTGTTGTTCCAGTCATAGTTCACGCCTTTGCGCTTCTGAGTAGACGATGACTTTCCGCCACGACCAGCAATATCAAACACAATGCCAGCAGGGTTCTTTTGTTGGATGATGAACGCGCTCAAAGTTTCGTACTGTGCGCCCTTGTCCATGTTCCGCTTGCGCGCGCGTCGAGTATCAATCTTGACCGTGATAGATCGGTTCGCGATTGCTTTGTCCCATGGGAAGATGTGTCGCCATTTACGACCGAAGCCACGCATGACTGTCTGACCGATGCCAGATGGCAGATTGCTTCGCGCGTCCGAGATCGTCGGCTGCATCAATGCGCGGTAATCCTTCGTGATCTGTCGGCGTAGATCTGGGGCGAGTTTGTTCAGCGTCTTGAGATCTTCCTTGATCCCAAATACCTGAACGCCAGTTCTCGCCATGTTCTCACTTCCTGTTTCTTTCCTCTAACACAGTAGTGACAGTGAGTAGGTCGGCAGTGTCAAACTCTTCTTCGTAGAAGCGCGGAGCCCACGAAAGACTTACCAGCAATTCTGCTAGGAGCCTTCGGTGAGTTCCGCGTGGGTAGGGTTTTCTATTTCCTCAGCGCTCACTTCTACCGAGTCGAGCTTGGCAATGAACTTGTCAAACTCTCCCGGCACGACGATCTTCGCTTGCTTGCATGCTTCCCACGCTAAGAACGCAAGATCTTCTACGCCGATCCCGTTCGCCATGTCTGACGCTTTGCGCTTGAACCTTCGTTCCCATGCGACAAGTGTGACGAGATTAGTTGTCACTTCGTATGGGTCTTTGCCACTCTCTGTCACCTTTAGGTGCAGTTTCATTAGTACTCGCTTTCGTGTCGGACCGGTGCGCGGTCAGTTATTAGCTTTCGTCAGATGTGTAGACACCACCGTTGAATGTCACGGAGATGGTTCCGAGAGCACCCAAAGATGTGACTACTGGCAGAGCTGCCAAGAATGTTCCGGTGAATGTCAAGCCCGGGTTCGTTGCCGAATCGGTTCCGACTGCTGGCTTTACGATCACATTGGTGGAAGTTCCAACAAGGCTCTTGAGTGTTGCCCAAGTTTCCGTCGCTGCGAAGCTTGCGTAGAAGTCGAGCGTGACTGAGTGACTGCCGAGCCCCGAGACATACTTCCTTGAAGAATCCCCAAAGGAAGTCGCCTCTAATTGGTCGTAATTGATATTGACCGTGGCGCCGGTGCATTGGTCCGACAAGTCCACTGCATTCACAGTTACGACTGGCGATGAGAGATAGGTGCTAGTTGCCATGATTACTCCTTGGATGCTTTCTTAGGTTTAGTTTTAGCAGGTTTTTCTTCTTCTGTGGTTGATACCTCAGCGCGCTCGGTAA